ATATGCGTCTTGTGCGTCACGTAATGCTAGGTCAAAGTCACGATTAAGTTGTGTTATCTGGTTATCAACTGCGGTTTTAGCTTCTCGTTTCTTCTGTAGCTGTACATCTTCTTCAAGGTTTGATGTAAACTCTCCTTTTTTAGCTATGTCACTGTATATACCCATAATCTCATCACGCTTTGTATTGCCGTAGTCTGTACGGTTTGTTATATCTGATGTTGGTTGTGGTGTTGGTTGTGGTGTTTCAAACCTATCAACTTTAGATTGTTTAGGTACAGTAAAGTCACTTGTGTTTCCCTCAAGTTCACTAGTGCTTATTGTTGGGTTAATTGGTGAAAGAGAATACCCACTTGCTAGTGAGTTACCACCTGCTGTGTATGAGTCTCCCATTTCCTTACTCACTTGTGTCTTTTTCCCACTAGGGTCACTCATTGTATAGAAAGCATCAGTTTTCTTTGGTGTTTCTACACTTGTGTCACCGCCACCGTCTTTGAAGCTCTGTATGAGGTCTTTTTGTGTTGCTTTTTGTTCTGCTGTGCTTGCCATAATAATGTTTATTCTAAGTCTTTAGTAACCTTAGAGTTAATTAGTAAACGTTCCAATCTAATCTTCTCACCAATCATGTATATTTTAAATTGTACCCATGTTGATACTGCGTTTGGACTGAACTTTTTGTATTGTTCTACCTCATCTGCATCTGAGAACTCACTTATCTTCTTCCAGCGGTCAAATCTTACTCTTGCTGTGTTAGTACTCATATTAGGTATAGTCTCGTCTAGGGTCACTGTGTACGTTCCTGTAGCCTCTGTGATGCTTGTTATGTGTGACAAATACCCTGCACCATCTCCACTTAACCCTTCAACTTCATACTCACCGTATATTGCCATTATACTTGATATATCGTCAGTTGTGGTAAATGAGGTTGTATTGACCCATGTAATGTTTACTTCTTGGGGTGTATATTCTTGTGTTCTGTATTTCAAAACTATCTTGTCGGTATCATTCTTAAATGGTCTGATGAACGTGTAAATATCTTTCCATGTTTCCAAGACAAAGTCCGAGGTGAACTTATTTGTGACTATCACACCAACCTCTCCTGTGACGTTATCAGCACCGTACCTGTCTGCTTTTGCAATAGCGTATCGTGTTGTGCTGTTATCGCTCTTGTACCCATATCCAACTAAGAAGTCACCGACATCATCTCTCTTGTCGTTATCCTCATCATCAAGCATGGATATAATCGCACCTGCTTCTGTAACTTGAACATGTCCTTGGTCGGTAGTAGGGTCACCATCCATCTGAGAAGTAAAACTATGTTTATGGTATGTACCAAACTCAGTATTGTATGCGTATATCCCCGAAGGTAGTCGTGCTGATTGTACGTCATTTGTGTCCTCTGGTAGTCCATTTATAACCATGAGTATCTCACCGTCTATTGTCTGCATACCATTAGGGTGTATCCATCGGTCATTGCTATCAACTTGGTTGAAACGATGTAGTTGTACTTCTTCGTTATCTAAACGTGATACTTCTTCAAAGAAACTTCCGTTGTATGCTGAAATTACAAGTCTGTTATCTAGTATGTAAGGTGTATCATCTTTAATAGACATAGCCATTACCATGCCACTTTCAACATTCTTTTCTGTATCAGGGCTATTTTGTGTAACACCATCCCAGAATATCATTTTAGCTCTGCCTCCTTCTCGGTTGTTTGTACCAATCCATATTCCGTTTGATGTTGCTCGCATACAACTACCAACAAGGTTTTCATTTATAGCTATACTGAAATCAAGAGTGTACGCACCACTAGTTGCCAAGGCATCTGCACTACTTAAAGAAACAACCTTTTCATCACATAAAATGTAAAGTCTATCACCATACACACACATGATATGCCTTCCATTTGGTAAACTAGTACCATTAAGTGTATATGCTGAACCTGACCTGCTCCAAAGGTTTTCATCAGAAGCTACATACAACTTCCCATTAAAAGATTTAATGTCTGTATATTCATTACCTGATGTTGTTGGTGTGGTAGTACTGGTGTCAAGTTTGAAATCAGTACTCTCATTGTTTGCATAAAATATCTTTGTACCTGCACCTGCCCACCATTTGAGTGAATTGATACTATTTGCTATTCCCCTCTCCTTAGCAAAAGAAACTGGTAAATCAGTCAATGAGATAATCCCTGAACCATTATCATAGTAAGCACTGTGTCTGAATGAACCTACAGTAGCGTTAAAAAGCTGTGTACCTACATTAAGTGAGTGTGTTGTTGAGTTAGTGTATGTTGATACAAGTAACATCTCGTAGTCTTCACCTCCTAGTGGGTCACCGTCTGCGTTAAATGCGAGTGAGGTAACACCTGTTCCTCTCACTAATGAATAGTCACCAAAGGTTGATGTTTGTTTTGCACCTGTAACTGCAAATATCTGTACCAAGTTATTAGCATTTCCTGCGTCTTCCCACGTAACTACAACATCTCCCGTTGTTTCTGTAGGTGTGGGTAGGTAATACAAATCATAACTTACTTTATTTACACCTGCACTATAGCCACCAGACCCAGAACTTGTAAACGCTTCACTTCCATTAAAAGTAACACCTGTTACACTTGAGTTAGATATACTATCCGTGCGGTAACTCCACACAACTGCTATCAAAGCTCGGTCTGTTCCTGTTGGTACGGTTACTTCTTTTGTTAGTGTTGTAACACCTGTTGCACTGTAATTTGTCCAACTATCTATAAGTACAGGAAACTGTGTTGCACCGTCTGGGGCTTCAATAAATTGACCTATCATAATTCCAGTAACAGCACCACCAAATGTATTCTTAGCGTCTACAGTAGGTGTCTCATCAACCTCTATACCGTCTTGAGTTGTAACAATCAGTTTCTCTGTAGGACTCACATATCCATTACAACGTTTCAAGTCTATGTTTCTGCTACTCCAAATAGAACCCTTTAAGTCTCCTTTATTGAGTTGATACCACGGTGTCTTTTTAGGAATGTCTATTATCATACAATCTGTAGTTTATATCTCTTACCATTTTCATTTACGACAGTAGGCTTTCCTGTTGCATGTTCACCGTCAAATATCTGTTTGCGTACCTTTGCCTTAAATCTATTATCGTTAGTAGTATTGAAAAGAATGTCCTCTATCTTTTTTAATCGTTTTTCTATATCTGTAGGATCCATACTAAGAGTAATTAGTTCTCCTTACTACGAGTCGTGGCTTGTCATCCTTGTCACGTCTTGCCATGTGAAGCTGTACACTTATTTCCATTTCATCTTTAGCTAACTTGTTTACTGTAAACTTACCTGCCATTTCATTATCACCTGCATAGGTCATGCAAGCGTGTAGTACAGGGTATAGCTGAAACTTAGAGGGTACACCTGCTGTTTTTGTAGTGTCATCTATTGCAAAGTAACTTGGTGGTGCAACGTAGGAAACTTTAAGACCTTCTGTAGCTGTGACACTTGCGTTAAGTGGTTTAGGGTACAAGAAAACACTAAGACCTTTTTTGTCATAGTATTGTGGCATACCTCCCTCCTTCATAAACTCGCTAGGTGCTACTCCATGTTTTGCCATGTCGTATTCATCTATAGGAACGAGTGGTACATACGAACCTTCACTGTCCATTACATACAAGTTCCTGACTTCAAAATGAGTTTCAGATAGTCTGTAATCCTGTTGACCGTCACCTGTAGTGTTCAAGTCTGTTGTTGCTATTGGGTGAGTTGTGTAGTTGCTATCGTGGAACTGCCAACGTGTGTCACTCTCTGCTATTACTTCTGATAATCTATTAAGACCATCATTAAGTAAGCTAGTGAATGTTGCCATTCTTGCTGTGCTGTTACTGATATACCCATAATCTTCACCAAATAGTTTAGCTTCACACTTCTGTATTAACCCGTCTTTGGTGGCTACTGCATTAAATTGTATTGACATATATATAAATAGTTAAGTCCACCAACTTATATATGTATTATACAGCATATAGTTACAATACAATAACTAGTGAGGGCAACAAATGGTGGGTTGACCTTTACTTATAGGTCTTTGCTACCCTCACTAATGATTTTATCAAATGCTTGTTCCCACTTTTCTATATGGTCGCTGTACTTCCAGTTCTCTCTTACAAACCTATATGCGTCCCTTGCTATGTATTTCATCTTGTCAGGATTATCTATTGCAAACTTTAATTGCTTGTACCAATCGTCAATATTTTTAACAAGTATACCTGTCTCACCATCAACAATAACGTCTGTTCCCTGTATAGGCTCTGTGTATGGGTATACAGCACTCACAACTGACGGTACACAAAGTAGGCTGTTCTCCATCCACTTAATATGTGACTTACACCGTGTGAAGCGTGTGTCCTTGAGTGGCACTACTCCAATATCCCACTGGTGACGGCTCAAGTATTCAGGGAAGTTGTTGAAACTTGGTGTACCTCGTAGTGTGATAATCCTTTCAAGACTGCTTTTAGTAAAAGACTTTTTAATAATCTTATCGTAGGTTTCTTGTCGCACACCACCTGTTAAGCTCAATACAAGGTCTGGGTATTCTTCCATTAGTTGCTTCATTGCAGGGAGTATCAGTTTCAAGTCACCGTCATGGGTGATAGAACCTTGCCAGCCAATAATCTTATATCTGTCTTCATCCCTGTGTTGCTTAACCCATAAATCAGTATCACAACAATTAGGTAAAACATACATTGGCATTTCAACCTTGAGTGTTTTCATTAAGTAATCCTTGTACTCATCTGCGAGTGGTTGTGTTGAGGTTATAAGTGCATCAACCATACTGAGTGACGCTACTGAAAAAGCTCTCTTAGTTCCTCCTTTCTCATACCCTAGTGCTATTGCAGGGTTATCTTCGTCAAGCTCAGTAACAAGGTCATCTAAGTCCATTGCTATAGGTACGCCTAAGTCTTTACAAGCTCCCAACATCTTACTTGAATTAGAAGTGTCAAGTTGTTTTACTACAACTAAGTCATAGTTACTAAATAACTTCTTGTATGAGTTAAATACATCATTCTTATCTAGGTGTTGTACGAGGTCATGTCCCATTACATCTACTGTGTGTCCTCTCTTGCGTAGTTCTTTTGCAGGTGCATACGCTCGGTAGTAACCAACCCCTCCATATTCCCCAGTTGCAATACGGTAATCAGTTCCCCAGTCGGTACATATAAATACTACTTTCATATGTAATACTTCTCGATTGTATTTTCAGCTTTCTCAGAGTATAAGACATAACATCTTTCAATCCCATTTATAGCAATTATTTTATGTAATAGTTCAACTAAATTAAAATCATTTACAACAATTATCATTGTTCTTTTGTTCCAAAACATATTATTTCTTATTTACCTTAATAACCTGCTTACAACTATCAATACTGTTCTCTACAAGAGTTGTGTACACATCTAATATAGTGTATTTATCTTTAAGAACTATATCCTCAATTATGTTCATGTAATACTCACCTTTGTATTTGAATATCCAAAAGGCTTTCTTGTCACTGGTAAATCCTACATCTATTTTAGTATTTCCATGAGTGTGTTGATACTCAAGTTCTACCTCAGACTTGTACTTCTTACCGTACTTGTCTTGAAACTTTCCGAGTACAATCTTGTCACTTATGAATACTTTGTATGGGTCTGCCATGTTATTTATCTGTCTTAAATAGATCAGGGTCATCTTCCATCTCTCTTTTGAACTTCTCTAACTTACCGTGTATAAAAGCAATAGCCATGTCCTTATTTTTGTAAGGTACACCTATCCTGTCTGTGTAGTTACTGTCATGTTCCTTCTTAATGTCTACTGGAGGCACAGATACACCTATGTACACATCCTTGTAATATACCCCTGCTATATCCGTAGCATTTGGGTTTGTTCTGATACTGAGGTTAGTGTCAATATCTTTTTGTATCTCTTTCTCAAAGTCTATTGTTTTCATAGTTCCACCTATTATTTATAACGTATACATATACTACCATAGAATAACAAAAACCGCCTGTGAAGGCGGTTAATGTCACTTAACAATTAGTACTAGTTAGTTCCAAATGTTGAAGCTGTCTTAAGCTCGATGAGCCATGCGCTGTTAAGCACCTTACACACGAAGTTAGCTTTCCAACCTACTGTACTGTAAAGGTCTAGTGGGTTTGAAGTATCGCTTGAGCTTGGGTTTTTAACAATAACACGAGGTCCTGTCTGTCCTGCAAGGTCAACAGTTCCGTAAGCATGTGCCCCAAAAATGAATGTGGAGTATGTGTCTACGTTTCCTGAACCTGCATTAGCTACAACCATCTCGTTGTTAGTTTCATGGAAATTAACACCGTGAAGTTTACCAATTTCTCCGTTCTTGATGTTCTCAGGAGTTACATATCGGTAAGCGTCTAGCCATTCGCTATCACCACGTAGGTCAGCAACTACTGATACTGGGATGATTGCTTTGAACATGTTGTCAGCAAAAGGTCGTGCCTTCGCAAGTTTAAGAGCGCGTACAGCTTTTCGTATTTCAACACCGTCTATGATGTCTGTTGCTGTTACTGCTGATAGAGCGAGTGAATTTACTATTTGCGTTGTTCCACCTCCGTCTAGTTCATTACGGATAAGTGTGTCGATGGTTTCACCTGCATTTTGTCCCATGATGTCTACTTCCTCTTTAAGACCTGCATCTATAGAAGTTAGCTCATAGAAGTCTGATGTTTGTGTCCAGTTTCCATACTGTACTGCTGTTGCAGATACTGCAGTAGTTGACATTGCTACTGATGCTGGAGTTGTTCCCTCTGTTAGAGGTGTGGTTGCAACTGCAAGTGGAGTCATTCGATTCCATTTAACTGTTGAACCCATATTACGAGCAATTCTCTTTACGTCTGCACCAATATCATGCACAAGAGTTAGTTTAGCTCTTTCGAGGAAAACTTTGTCGTAGTAGACTGACATGTGGTCTGTCAATCCTGTTGTTAGGTTATTACTAGCCATATTACTATTACTTAGTGCTTACCCAACAAAGTTATGATTACTCTGCTTTTTTAGGTAAGGCTTTTTCAAGTTCTTCAACACTCATGTTTTTCATATCTTCCAAACTGAGTTTTGTTACTGTCGCTGACTTACTTCCACTTTTGATTTCACCTGCGTTTCTTGCTTGGTATCTTTTAAGTAGAATGTCTGCTGACTTCTTAACGATAGGGTTTTTTAAGGCTTCTATACCTCCGAGCTTCATTATCTCATCGACAATTTCTGCTGGGTAACCGTCTTGTCGTAACTCAAGTCTTTCAAATCGTGTTGCGTCACTTTCCTTAATAACTTTTTGCTGTGGTTTCTTAACATCTTTCTTACGACTGATGATAAGCCTTTCAGCTTTGAGGGCACGTTCTTTCCAATCAACTACGTCCTCCTCAACTTCTTCGACTTCATCAATAGCGTCATCGTCATCCTCGATTATATCGAGTTCAACTTCTTCACCATCAACTTCGTCTAATACTTCTTCTACGTTTTCTTCTGACATAAACGCTAAAATGTAAGATGGTACAATGCCCCAACTGGCTTTTTAATGTGTAGGTTATTCTACCGAACACCTACTAAACGGCATTACTTATTTAGATACAGGGTTTTTAAATCCTAGGTGTTTCTTATATCCTTTTTGCTGAAATGCTTTCATTTCTGCAACGGTCATTGCACCTTTTTTAACTTCTTTCTTAACTACTTTCTTTTTTTCTGCCATACTTTTTACTTATATAATAATACTAATCATAGCTAACCTTAGTCTTCTTGTAGTTCACTTTAGCTATCTCAAATGAACGTGAAAGGGATGTGAGGTCATTCTTTATCGACTGTCGAGCAATGACTTCTGCGTGTACTGATGTTGATGTCCTACTTACATCTATGGTTTCTATCTCGGTTGTGCCTTTGAAGTGACTCTCAATAAACTTCTGCATAGTTCCCCAATCTGGGTGCATTAAGAAGTTCTTTACCATTTCATCTGTGAGTTTGATTTCCATATCTATAATACTTGAGCTAGGTTAGGGTCTTGTTCCTTTGGCATTGGTTTAGCTGTACCTCCTTGTGGCTGTTGTGGTTGCTGTTGTTGCTGTTGCTGCATTTCAATTTCCAAGGCTTCTTTCTTTGCAAAGGCTATCTCAATCTTTGTTGGGCTTAATCCTATTTGCTTTCCGTAGTCTGTGATGAATAGTCTTTGTACTGGGTCACTTGTTGAAGTAGGGTCTTTAAGAATGTTGAAGAACTGTAGTGTGTTGTTTGCCATCTTCTGCATGTCTTTCTTCTCATCACCTATGATAACAATTATGTCACCAATCTTATTCTTGTAGTAATCCTTAATGACTTTAACGTAACGGTTTACTCCTTTACCTTTAAGCTCTGCAAGCATCTTCTTTTTAATATCGTCTTTGTTTAGTACGTCAATGACTCTGCCTTTCTTTATCGCTTGGTCAATTACATACCTGTTGAAATTAAGACTTATAATCTTATCGTCAATCTGTAGTAAGTCCTCTGGGTGAGATACAACTCGTAAGAAGTGTTCATCTGATAGCTCTCGGATTAGTTTAGGTACAACGTGTCGTTTGATGTACGCGTTTGCAACAAAGTTTGTAAAGTTCTGTCTGTCTTGTAGGTGAACAAGTACTTGGTTGTTGTTTTGTATAACAGCGTTTGTTGCTGGTGTACTTGTTGGAATGTCACCACCTGCAAGAAGTTCATTAGCAAAGCTAAGTTTATCTCCTTGTGTTGTGTAGGTGACTATTTCACTTTCAAATGCACTTAGATTTCTTTCCTCATTAACGAGTGGTGAGATAGCATTAGGTATCTTTGTCCGTATGATGTCACCGTTCTCAAGATCACTGAGTATGTTGTTTAGTACTGATGGGTCTGCTGATTGGAAAAGGTGTAGTGCTGATATCTCCATTGAGATACGCTTCTGATTACACACCTCATTCATTCGTTGCTGTATTGGGAATAGTAACTCATAGATACCAATACCCTGCCATCTACCATGAGTCTGGTATAGGTGCGTGTCCTCTATTGGTAAGTCATCTACCCACTCAACTTTGTACAACACCTCATCCTTGTCTTCTTTGTTTGTTTTCTTACTTACCTCGTTACCCATACCAACAACAGTAAGTGTCATTATTTCTTCTTCATCATATTCTTCATCTTCTGTGTGACCGTCTATCATGTATCGTGGCAACCAACCATATCTTTTGAATACATCTACCTGTACTGAGCTAGTGATACCGTTGTTAGAGCCGTCATTCTCATAACTCGCACTTGCTTCTGATGTTTCCCCTTGTGCTTCAATGATTGCTTCCACAGCGTCTTTATCCCAACCGTCTGCAACCTTATCTCGTAGTTGCTTTGCTGATAGTGTGTATTTGATTGTATTGAAACGACTATCCTTACAACGCTTTACTGTAGGGTCAACAAAGAAGTCCTGTAAAGGAATTATCTCTGGTCTTCCGTCTTTCTGTATCTCTATAACTAACGTTCCATAGTCTACATAAGGGTCAATAAAAGCATTTAAGTTCTCACCAAGTCCATCCTCTCCTTTTGTATTGTCCTCTGCGTATCTCTTTAGTTCCTTGTTTAGTAGGTCAAGTGATATTTCACTCTGGGGGTCTATCTCATCAAGTAAGATGTCCTCAACATCAATGTTAAAGAACCTCTTAACTGACTTAGCTCTCGGAGATGAAACTTGAAAGAATAATCTCTTGTCTTCTTCCTCTTGGTAGCCCTCTATGAGTGGTTTACCTCCTGTACTTGTACCTGAATAAAAACGTGAGTTCTCATACAAGTGTATCTTCTTGACGTTCTCATACTGATTGAATTGGTAGCCTTGTGCTACGGTAATTGAATTGTGTATGAAGTCTTGTATCTCGCTCCTTACGATTGATTGTATTGTTTGCATATGAAAATTATCCCCACAATTAAATTATAACACTAAAGTAATGCAGTATGTATTATTCTAGACTTCTATTCTTACGTCTATTAGCATTTATCCTTTGCAACTGTTGTATGTCTGGTTGGTATATTTTACTCACTGACATGTATCTAATACAGTCTGCACCATGTGAGTTTATGTCATGCTCTGGTTTGTTTTTGAATACACCTCGCTTATCGTCAAACTCTTTGTGATACCTGCGTAACCGTTTTAATAGTAGCTCACACTTGTCTTTATCAAACCAATAGGTGATAAAACGTAGCCTCACAGCGTCTATACCCTCCTGTATGCCAAGTTTAGGTGCTACATTGTAATCTATACCAAGACTACGTGCTGTCTCTCTCCTAGTGACTCCTGTGCCTAGTTCTCTCACTTCAATATCGTGTGGTGCATAGTGTTCTGCATAGACATATCCTTTAGCGTTCATTTTGTTCATTGCATCTTCTATAACTTCACCTTCGAACTCATCATAGTCAATAAACCTCCATTGGTTCATAGCGTACTGCACATAACAAATAGAAAAAGCGTCTGCCATTCCTATATCACACCAAGTATATACAGGTAATTGTGGGTCATATAATCCTGAGACAATTCTTCCGTCTTGTTCTGCCTTTTGTATATTATCTTTGTAGTAAGCACCCTCAACACCAAATCCCTCCCAACTACCCTCAAGCCATGCTCTACGTAGTTCTTCATCTTGAATACTCTCCAAGAAAGTAACATAGTCTGGGTCAGCGTTTATAAGTATCTGATTATCAAATACACTACTCGGTATGAACTGTAGCTTTCTACCTTTAGTGAATGTTGTAATAACACCTGTTGGTGTATCTGGTATCTTCCAGCGTTCCTTGACCCAATCGTGACCTGCACCATCTGGATTAGTAGTAGCAAATATCTGAGGTATCAACCCTGATACTGTTGAGCGACAACTTGCAATAAGTTTCTCATAGTCCTTTTCTCTTGGTATGTGAGTAAGTTCTTCAATGAGCATTTTCTGATACTCATGTCCTTGATACTTCTGGTATGCGTCTTTATCAGCTAAGTGTCCTGTTCTTATTCTTGCACCACTTGGGAATATAAACGTATCACCAGTGTATCTACCACCTGCACCTCCGTACATATCCTTTGCTCTGTCTATCCAGTCTGAAAGGTCAGTAGCATTACGTCTAATAACCAAAGCTCTATACTTTGGTTCTGCTAAGTCATACATGAGCCATGCCATTCCTGCATCGGTCTTTCCTCCCCCTCGTGCACCAGTCAGCCCCCGAACAGTATCTCTTTAGCATTTGAGCTAAGAGCAACAGATTGTTTCATCTGAGGTTTCCATAAAATCTTTTGATTTTTAGGTAACATACTATTCGGGGGTTTATTTCTATTATTGAAATGTCTAGTAATATCTATTCGACCGTTGTTTCTTCTTGTACTTCTTCTTGAACGTCACCTATCTCTTTCACAGGTAATACTACAACACCTGTTGCAATCTTTTCACCATCAGAAGTTACATCTAACTTATCACCATACTTCTTAGGCATAACTTTAGATAGATACCATTTGCGTGTGTCTATTCGTAGTCTTGAACGTTGAATATGTTCAGAGTTTAGAACGTCATACTCGATACCATCTTTGTTTTCCTTAGTCATGTAATCATTACTTCCATCGTCTGCAATTTCGTTTAGTTCATCAAACAATTCTTCTGTTCTTACATTCATAGAAGTATTGTATTGGTGTAGGAAGTCACTCTTTCTTTCATCCAATAACCACAAGTGAACTGTTTTTCTTGCAGGCATATTTGTATCTTTACAAATCTCTCTCAGACTTTCACCATTAGCAATTCTATTACATATTTTAAGTGCAAGTTTTTTAGTAAATATAGTAGGTCGATGTGGTGGTTTTTTCTTTGCCATACCTATATCTTACCATTTATTTATCTTCTTCACTCTTTACCTCACTCTTTACAACTGTAATCTGTGGTACAACTCCATTTTGTGAAAAGTGAAGTACACCCATTA